GGCTTCATCGTATAAACTCATAATTATACCCCTTCATTAGATGTCCATGTATCAGTTGCCATTTCGGCAAGAATCTCTTCGTGGGTATATGCAGTGTAACTTGCCAATAACGCAGGTGTTTCTCCCTCGTATTTTAAAACAACCTTATCATCTCCTTTAACGGAATGTCTTAGACTGTTTATATTACTTTGGATAACTAATTCTATGATTTCTTCGGTTACATCTTCAAATGGTATAATTATATATGTTCTCATTTTATTGCAAATATTTTAAAAAGTTAATAACACAAATTCCAGACTCTAATGTGCCTCCTGTCTCTAATACTCTAGTAAAGTAATCAGCTTGATCTGTTCCATCAGGACAAGCACAGCGGAAGACTTCCACTCTTACTGGAACTCCCTTCTCAAGAACCGTTTGACATCGTATAATTTTTATCATACCTTGTTAATTAAGCTATATTCTGAACAGACCATTTTATTACATTACCACTTGCATCATTCTCCTGTGCCCACTCGAAAACAACCGTTCCTAACTGAGCTGCCTCAGAGTAAAATTTGGTTAGTGTTGGGTAACCAGCAGAATCAACCGAAGAAACATGCAAACTTTTAAATGCAGCTGGATAATAATTCTGGTCATATGTAGGACCTTGAGATGAACTATTAGCCCATGCAAGGAAACTTACCATAAGATTAGAGCCTGAAGTAAATACAGGAGATGTTATCTCATTATAATCAAGCTTAATAGGATCTTTGTCCCTAAGCATTTTATTTTCAGCAGTATTATCAGACTCATAAAGCCAAACTATATCAGTATTTGGATCTAAATAGTATTTTCTAATACTATCCATTTTAATATACTGTATAGCTCCTCCATCATAAGTAAGAATTAAAAGTTTCCCGTTTGTTGTTAGTGTTAAACTCATCTTGTTTAAAATTTTATGATTTATTAATTACTCGAGCGATTTAAAACCTGTTCCTACGGACCATTCCCGCCAGCACCACCACTACTTGCGCAGCAAGGTGTAATAACTCCTACGCTCCAGGAATCTGAGGGTGCACTTGTATTTGTTCCACAGGTGCTTTTAATATATCCTTCATACGCATCACAACAGTCTAAACCACTTTTAGTCCAAGAAGTTTGTCCTTGAACGGTTTCCGTAGAATAATTAGTTGTACCAGTAACTCTGTAAAATACTGTATAGCTACTAGGCGCAGGTGTGGGTGCTGTCCATGTTATTGTTAAAGTTGCCATTTTTATAAATGTTTAATATTTATTAATTTTAATATTTTGTTTTTTTTGCATTAAAGTTCTGCGCAGCATGTGTTTAAAATGTCTACCTCAAAACTGACTGGGGCACTTTGGTCTAATCCGCAGTTACTAACTATATAGCCTTCATACTCAGTACAACAATCCAACCCTGTTACACTCCAAGATGGCTCTGTTACAGTGTCACTTGTATATGTTGTTGTGCCTTGTACTCGATAGTATACAGTATATGAGTCAGGAGTCGGACTCGGAGCGTCCCAAAAAAATGATAGTGTTGACATTATATATTAATTAACAGTATAGTTTCCAGTTAAATTTTCAATAGGGTTACACCACCCTACTACATATGTTGTATTTATTCCTGTTGGAGGTTCGCAAGTATCCACAAACAGTGCTAGTATATTTGTAGGGGCATCACATCCCACTACATAATTAGTTGTAATTCCAGTCGGTGGCTCGCATCCTTGCACATAAACACTTTGAATATTGCCAGGTGCACTACATGTATTGCTCCACTGAACAGCAATACTAGTTGGCGCATGGCAACTATCTACAAGCTCGTCTCGGTATGTAGCAATAATATTTGCAGGAACCTTACATTGATCATATGGAAGACTTATAGACAGCGATAAGAGTTTGGCTTTAAGGCAGAGTATCTCAGCTGATAAATTCTTAGTACACAAATCATATTTTAAATTATGATTATACTTCTTTAAAAGAACTAGAAGTGCCCTTTCAATAGCTATAATATGCTCATCTGTTGAGTCCCAGTTTTCGTTTATGCATGCATCTGTCATCACTTAACCACAATTTTTACATCCACAATCAGTATTATTACAAATAGATTCTAAGACAGAGGTTTTACTTTTAGCCTCGCTTATATTTCCATATTTAAAATCCAACTCAGCGCCAAATTTTAAATTCATCATCTTTATTAGTTTTTTACTATGATCTGCAGGTTCAGACTCATAACAACAATCAGAATCGTCATTAATTGCTGTGTACATACAGTCTAGAATTGTCGTAAACTCTAAGAAGTAAGATAAATCAGGTGTAGAAGGATCTCCAGACTCAGCAAAATAAACACTGTAAATACCAGGTGGAAATGAATCCCACGGCAGTTCAGATAATACATTGTCACTAGAATCTATCAAAACTCCACTTGAAGATGTGTTTAATTCATCTATTGTGAATATAACATTCTTATCAACCCATGGGATAGTAGCTTGTGTAAAATCCTTTAACCTTTGTGTGGCTGTTGTAAATTTTATCTTGGTTCCATCAGGAGCTTCGATAGTCAAATAAGGGTCACTAGCTGTACACGGATTGAGAACCGAGATATCTATGGTATTAGAAGGGTGTATCTTAAAAGTTATAACTGTTGCCATCGTTTCAATTTGGGTTTAAAATACCATAGAGGAAGATAGAGTTCTCCCTCTATGGAGAAAAAATGAAAAAAATCACAAGCTCTTTTATAACAGATGCCCTAAAGCTGTAGTTAGATTTGATATTGCTGTTGAGTTACCTGACTCTTTTATGGCAAAGATTAATTTAATATCCTCACCTTTTAAAGCGTTACCGCCATCTTTACTGTTAGCAACAGTAACAAAGTCTGCAACAACAATTGTATACTGGTTACCAGCAACAACTTTGCTTGTAGGCTTAACAACTGGAAATCCAACTTTATTAGTAACACCCCAGTAAGGTAATCCCATTTCCTCTAAAGCTAATACATCATCTGATGTTCCTGAGCTAGGTTTCCCTGGCACAGTGTAAGTTAATACAGCTCCTTCAGAAGCAGCTAGACGGAAAGAAGAGTTTACAGCAGCGGTTACAGTAACTACATTATTTGAAGCAGTAGCTGTGAAAGCAGCAAAATCACCACCTGCAGCAGTTATAGCAGCAGCTATTTGAGCGTCAGTACCACTAAATGTTTTCATAGGAAGGTTAGCTGTTCCTATTGATGTGTTGATTACTTTTACATAAATATCTCCTGTTGCACTACTAAGATTGGCTGTAGCAACCTGAGATCTACCTGCATAATAAGCAAAATCTTCAAGAAATACGCACTCACCGTTATCGAAATCAGAAGAAAGACCAACAGTGTTTGTAGCTCCAGTTACAGAAAAAGCAACTTCTTTAGAAGTAGCACTTACTGTTGTTGTGGCTCCTAAAGCGGCTCCCCCAATACTCACTTTAAGTGTAGAAGGATCGTTAATAATAAATACTTGTTTTGACATGATTTAATAATTTAGTTTTATATTTTCAATAATTAATCCGATTGAGATTCTTCTAAACTATTACTTTGATATCTTGGGGATACTATTACCTCTAGTATGTGCTTTATTGTCAGATCGACAATTTCTTGATGTGTGTGCTCTGCTAATTCACAATCTTTAGACAAAGATAGACTAATTTCTTGTGGCTTTTTTATGTAGTTTAACTCCACACCTTCTAATATAAACTTTTCGTCTCTAAATACCTTAATTTTATCGTCTCCAATAACAGCTAAAGGGGAGGTATTGAAGGTCGTCATAAACGGATTTTTTAACATTTCGTATACCTTATCATACTCTACAATGCGTGCAGGCACAAACATTGAAGTACTGGTAGAGTCTTTCTTTAACTTGACTTGTAGTGCTATTAAATACAAATAACCACTGCTTGGTAAATTGAATGTAACAGCTGTACTTGTTGTAGAAGTTAAAGATGTAGTAGAATACTCACTAATTAGAGTTTGAAGGTCTTCTAAACGTTTTAGAGTCTTTTGGAATCCCATATGTTTAGAGTCGGACTGAGCAAAGAATCTATCTTTAATAAAACGTTCCTGCATTTTATTTAAAAAGAAATCAAGCTCTTCGGGTAAAAATGTGTCATACGCATTGGAACCAACCTTTTGTAAGCCCTGGTCTATTGCGTAGTGCATTAATTGAACATTCATAGTATATATAAATTAACTCCCCCCTCAATCGCCCCATGCAAAAAAGGAAGTGGGGGGAGTATGTAATTAATCAAATGCTTGTAACCTTGCTTTAAGTGTAGTAACAGTAGAGCTGTTCTTTTTATCCTTAAGGAATAGAATAGTTTCTTCCATTGAATCACCTAGTTTTTCATCTCCTAAAAGGATAGCATTACCAACCTTTCTAAGAATATCTGCAGAAAGGCACTCTTCAATAAAAGACTGAGTCTCTAATGTTTTACTTGTTACGTATGAGTAAAAAGCTTGGGGATTCTCTTCTAACATTTTCTCAAGGTAGAGTTCCTTATCCTCTGTACTCATATTCTTAGGATTCTCAAAGTATAAACGAATAACCATATTCATCTTCTTATCATCTCCTGTTAATTTGATGAATTCTTTGTAAGCTTTCTTTCTTGATGCTAAAGCTGCCACATCTTTGATTTTCCCTGCTTGTTGATCATAAATAAAGTATTTATACATTCTGTTCTTTTTAACAGAAAGCTCATCAGCAGCAACGTCAGGATGTGTTGCAATAAATTTATATTTGATAAAGTCTGCAACATTAATAGGTTGTTGACCATCATCTACTCCAGCCTCTAGCTTCAACCCTCCTTGAGGAACATCAATAGCTAGATTACGAAAGTATAGTTTGACTTCTTTTGCAAAAGCGGGGTCAGTAGACTGAACGCCTAATATATAAGGTAAGTATTCTTTTTGCTCTCCAAAGGTTAGACCTGTATGGATATCGCCATTTTTTGTAAAAGAACTTCCTATCTTACGTTTACTTTCCTGATACACATGGTCAGGTAAATTAGTTGTGTTTTTTCTACGTTTAACTGTAATTATTCTGGATGACATTATATTTGTTTTAAGTTACTATTAAAATAAATATGAAGGAGCACAAAGGCTCCTTCAATATTAAGAGTGAAAAAGAGTAATTATGAAATTTTACATTCCAGGTGTAGGCAATTAGTAGCCCTGCGAATCGCAATTCCTGATTCTTTCATAAAGTGTACTGAAGCACCATCCACGTCATTCGCACGTAATGCGTTTCCTTGGAATCCAGGAGGTACAGAAGCACCTGCTACTGCCCAGCGAATTAGTTCACGACCTTTACGAGTAACCATTTTTACGTTAGGCTCTCCGTCATAAACTGACATATCTAAGAAAATCATTCTATAGGACTCCATTGGAAGACCTGTAATAGGATGTTTTGCAGAATTTAGAGCACGGGCACCGTGATCTAATAAAGGAAGATGTCTTACAGTAATTGTATGACCGTCTATATGTTTGTATGAAGTGAAGAAACCACCAAGTGATAAACTTCTTCCGCTTCCGCTTATAAAGCTAGAAGGATCAGTGTTTTTAATGTAGCCACCTGCAGATACTTCTGCTTTCATAGCATTATCAAACTCTTCCATACCACCAATACCAGAGAAAAGAACGATGTTCATTTCAGCAGCGTCAGAAGCACCATATAGAGCATCACGAACTACATTTTTAATTTTTGTAGCAGTTAATTCGGAATAAGAGTCAACGTTAGGAATTTGTTCCAATACACCAGCTCCAAGTGGAATTGGTTTACCGTTATCATCTTTAAGGTGAATTACGCCTTCAGTATCACGGTTGTAACGTGAATACCATGAGCTATACTCACACTCTTCTTTCCAACGCAACATATGTTGATACTCCTCGAAGTCTCCCCATAATTTAGTAGTTTTTCCACCTACGTTGAATTCAACATTAACAACTCTGTTAGGAGCGTTACCTTCGTAGCGATAAGATTTTCTAATTAAAGAAATCTGATTACGCATTTTTGAAGGAGCTACCCATGTACTCTCGTTTCCACGAGATCCACTCATAGCAGTTGG